CTTTTGATTGACTCTCTTATATTTATATTATTATTTCTTGTCACAAGTAGTAGTAGTAGTAGTAAAGCGTTGAAAATGAAGGGTTTAGGGCGTGACAAAATTTGTGACAAGCCCTGTCACACTGTCACAAACCGCTGTCACGGGGCAGGGCGTTGATCCCGGAGAAAACCCCGTTATTCTTTATTCCAATGGCGATCCGCTGTCATGACCTTACCAGCGTCGAAAAGCGCGGCCTAGGCGGCAAAGCGCGCAAAAGCGGGGGTGTGTGGATTGTTATTGCAACCCCGGTTTGTAAAATGTAGGTGTTAAGCCATGAAAACCGCATTTTGTTTGAGCGAAAACGACTTGAAAAACGCCGGGGTGAAAGCCAAAGCCACGGATTACGTCAAAGGGCACCACTGGGAGTTGAGACGCCGGGGCAAGGGCATGCAGTTGTGGTGGCATGAGTCGATGGTTGACCCCGAGTGGCGAGTTGCGCCGCCTGTCACGCCCCCCGCTGTCACGCCCGAAACGCCCGATTTGGTGGTCGAGGCGCATAACTTGGAACTGCATCATGATGCGGATACCGTTGAGATCTTGCGACAAAAGATTGCGGAACTGGAGCAAGAGAGCGTGTATGAAGCGGAGATTCTTAAAGAGAAATATCCTGATGATTTTATTAAAAATCCATGTGGAGATCATGAATTTAATACAAGCGGCTATGAAGTTGTTAAAAAGCTCTGTAAGAATCAAAGATTTGTTATTTTGATTAACGATATGCCCGTGCGCACTGGTAAAATGCTCGGCAAGATTAAGCCGGGTATGCGCGTTATGGTTAAAAATGGAACTATTGTTAAAGGCTAACGTTAATATTGATAAGAAATAGAAAGCTTATTAAAGGATGAATGAATCAGAATTAAAAAATATGCTGCAAAAAAAATTATGATTCTTCAGTGGAGCCCAAGACTTTAAAAGACGTTGTTTTTCCTATAGTTATGAAAGATTTTGTAATTTATAGAAATGATTCTGTGATAAGCGCAAAATCCGAGGAGCGCGCAGTTAAAACATGGGAAAACGTGGATGATGTTGATAAATGGCTAAAAGATCTTAGGAATGGGGATCTATGAATCCAGAACTTGAATCTAAGGTGCTAAACTTTAAAATGACGGATCATCCGTTGATGCCGTCGTTCGACAAAGCGCAGCGTCACAAGATGATGCTGAACGTCGGTCCTCAAAAAGTGCTCGATTTGCTTCTAATTAGAGAAGAGCGAATTCGAGCTGAGTCGATGGACCCTTGCCGATATGGAAACGACCTTGATTCATGGAGAGATGCGGACTCTGTGCTGAACCGCTGCGATGAGTTGTTAATTCTTGGCGGAAACCGGAGCAGTAAGTCGGAATTTGCGGCAAAACGGATGGCGCAGGCGTTTTTAGGCGCAGACTTGAGCGGGAACGCCCCGGAATGGGTAAAAGAACGCTCTGATAATAGGGGAATTCGAATCTGGTGCCTGCACACGACCCACATGACGAGTGTCAGCAGTCAGCAGAACGTGTTTTATAAATATCTGCCGTCAGAACTAAAATCAGCACAGCGCAGCAAACACACGCAGGTTTCTTGGACTCAGAAAAACGGGTTTTCTGACAACACTGCTGTCTATAATAAGAACCAGATTTGGTTCCTGAACTATTCTCAGGATATTAAAGTGGTTGAAGGCGCAGAGGTGGACTACGTGTGGTGCGATGAATTGGTGCCATCCGACTGGTTGGACACGCTCCGGTATCGGTTGGTGACGAGGAACGGGAAACTGCTTGTGACGTTCACCCCGCTTCTTGGTTATTCGCAGGTGGTTAAATCCTACGTTTCAACGAGTAAGATTAAAAAGTGGCGCGAAAGTGAACTGTTACCAAATCAAAATGTTGTGGGTGTGCCTCCCGGTAACATGCCGGTTTATGCCGAGGCGTTTAGCGGAAAACACTCCGTTGTGTGGTTTCACAGTAAGCTAAACCCATATAATAACTGGGAGCGGATGAAAACCACCCTGAAAGGCCGCAGCACAGGGGACATTAAGATTCGTGCCTACGGCTGGGCGGAACAGACTACGGGGACGCAGTTCCCAATGTTCAGTGAGTATAACATGTTTACTGAGGATGTGATGGAACGCGCTCCTGAAGGAACTAACTACATGGTGGCGGACCCTGCTGGCGCTCGAAACTGGTTTATGCTCTGGGCGCGTGTGGATCAGTATGGAATCATCTGGATTTACAGAGAGTTTCCAGATCAGAGTTATGGCGAATGGTCCGTCCCCTCCGATAAAGCTGACGGCTCACCCGGACCCGCTCAGAAGCAGGGAGCTGGAAAAGGCGTGGATGAGTATAGTGAGATGATCGTGGAGCTTGAGGGGGAAGAAGATATTGCCGAGCGATACATTGACCCTCGGAGCGCAGGCACGGACACGATTACCAAGGACGGCGGAGTTACGCTGCTTGATCTATTGTCGCAGGCAACAAAACCCATGTATTTTACACCGTGCGCAGCGGTTAAAGTGGATGAACGGGTGCTACTGATTAACGATTTGCTGTGTTTTGACCGGGAAAAGCCGCTTCACAGGGAGTTTAACCACCCGAAAATCATGGTGCATGAAAGTTGCCAGAACCTGATTTATTCGATGAACGAATGGACCGGGGCCGACGGCCAGAAAGGAGCATCTAAAGATCCAATTGACGCTCTAGGGTATCTGGTTGTTATGGCTCCTAAACATATTGGCGCTGATTTTAGTAAAAATTGGCAGAAAGTGAACGCGCCCGGAACTTATTAGTTATTTACAAATAATATCATCGGTGTAATAACGCCATGCCGATGAAAAATTTTGAACCGACTGATCCGCTTGCTATTGCGTCTGATAAACCAGACGTAGGCGAGCTATTGAGCGAATATAACCGCAGCATGGTTAATTCGTCTCAGGGTAACTTGGTGACGAAATTTGATAACATCCGGTTTTCGCGCTGGTCAGGTCAGACGGATGATGGCAAGAAACACTCTGAAAATCGCCCAGAAGGAAGTCCTGCTTGGCCGTTTGAAGGTGCTAGCGATGTGCGTAACAGGTTGATTGATTCGACTTGTAACGAATTGACGGCCCTTCTAATGACCGCGTTTTCACGGTCAGATATTCGGGCTTCAGGCGTTGAACTTAACGACCTTGAAATTAGCGGAATTGCCACGTCGTTGATGCAGTGGGTTAAAGACTGCAAAATGCCGCAGGAAATCCGCAAAGAGGCGGAACTTGCGGCTCAGTATGCGGTTCAGTATGGCTGGAGCGCATTTTTTATTGGCTGGAACCAGAAGATTTCCAAACGCAACCGGCCTATTAGCCTTGAGGAGATTGTCGCTGTCTCGCAGCAGACGGATGTTCAGGCGATTCAAGATTTGCCACGGTTGATTGTTGAATCCCCAGAAGAAGCCGCTTCAATTATTGCGTCAACGGCTCCGGGTATCTCCAAAAAAGACGCCAAACGAATTGTTAAGGAGCTAGCTGAGACAGGGCAGTCTTATCGTGAGGAAGAGTATGTTAGCCGGAATCTTCCTGAGATTGTGGCGCTTAAGCCTTGGGACGAAATTATTTTCCCGCCTGAAACGGCGGATTTGCAGCGTAGCCGCGTGATTTTTAGGCGAACATGGATGTCTGAAGTTGAGCTTCGTGAAAAAATCATCACGGAAGGGTGGAACCCAGACTGGGTGGAAAAGGCAATTCAGCAGTTGGGTAAGAGTAGCACGTTCTATAATATCAATCTGCTGCCTACCACAACTATGCTGGTGTATAACGGCACCAACTATAACAACATGGTTGAAGTGGTCTATGCTTACACCAAAAGCATGGATGGAGACGCGCCTGCTATTTTTTACACGATTCTATGTCCTCAGGCGGCTTCTAATCGAAATGAAGATGGTAGTTCTTACGCCAAGCACGAACGTCTTGATTATGCGCACGGTGAATACCCGTTTGTAGAGTTTCGCAGGGAACAGTTGCGCAGGGCAATTACTGATACCCGTGGTGTTCCTGAATTGGCTAGCACGGATCAGGATGAAATTAAAGCGCAGCACGATTCGATTCGGGATCACACCGCGTTTTCTACACTGCCGCCCATTAAGGTTGTTAAACGAATTGGGGCGATTAACAAAATCGCTCCGGGTTTGCCGCTACCGGTAACAAACCAAAACGATTACACGTTTATGGACCCGCCAGCTAGAGAGCCAAGCGTGGCGTTTAAATTGATTGAACGGGTTGAAGCTAACCATGCGGCTTATTTTGGCACAACTAACATGTTGGTGCCTCCGGTAAAAACGCAGATGATGCAGCAGATGCTTGTTAATAGCTGGCTAATGGCATGGCGCAATGTGTTCCGGCAGATGTTTTCGCTGTGCTGCCAGTTTATGGCACCTGAAGAAATTCAACGGATCACAGGAGGCACTTTGCCGGATGACGTGTCCGATATTCACAACGAATTTGATTTAAATATCCGGTTTGATATTCTTGATCTTGATCCAGAGCATTTGACTCGCAAAATTGAAGGGTTGACCAAAATTAGCCAAATGGACACTGGCGGCGTTCTTAATAAGAACAGAATCACAGAAATGTTGATTCGAGCTGTTGCGCCTGAAATGGCGAGCGATTTGATTGTTAATCAGGAGCAGGCTAGTCAAAAAATGTTTAAGGACGTTCAAAGCGATATTGCCCTTATGCTCTTAGGTAATGAGGCACTGTATCAAGAAAACGATCCTGCCGCTTCGACTAAAATGCAGTATGCGCAGCAGATTATTCAGAGTAATCCTAAGGCTCAGGCGGCACTTCAGCAGGACCAGAATTTTCAAGCGTTGTTCCAAAACTACGTGAAAAGCCTGCAAATGAGCATTATGCAGCAGCAAAACGCGCAAATTGGGCGCATTGGAGTTAGTCAGATTCAAGGCCAGCAACCTACAGCATGACGGACGAACAAAAAAACGCTTTTGGGTTTAGCGGAAAGAGTTTGCTTTGGGATGAGCTATGCAAAATTCTTAATGCGCTTCAGGAACAAGAAGTTCTAATTACTATTAGCCAAGACACAAAGGGCGAAGATAGGATTCATGCGGCTGGACGAGCCGATGGCGTTAATTTGGTATTAAATACGTTAAACCATTACAGAGAAGAAGCTAAAAGGCTTAATGGTATTGTTTAGTATTGACTGTTAATAGCAAATTTGCCATAACGGCATTACCGGGCCTTCTAGCGGTACCTAGATTGTATTGAAAGGACTTACTGCCATACCAGTATGCAAGATAAAGCAGAACAACCTGATTCCGGGGTTCAGGTGGAAGATAAATCCCCCGTAGCGGAAAAACTCGGTCTCCTAAACTCAAAAAGTCTTAGCGACTTGTTGAAGTCTGGGTTCCTTGACGAGAAGGAGGAAGCTCCCGCCAAAGAGGAGAAAACGGAATCTGAAGAGCTAGAAAAGCTTGAGGAAACCGAAGAAAAACCTGCCGAAGAAGAGTTGGCAGAAGAAGAACCTGAAGAAGAAAAATCTTCCCTTACAAAAGGCGTTCAAAAGAGAATCAACAAACTTGTAGCGGCTAAAAAGCAGGCGCAGGCAGAACTTGAAGCTCAGAAAGCGCAGCTTTTGAACATGCAGCGTGAGCTTGATTCAGTCAAGAAGCTGCAAGGAAGTCAAAAGTCAGAACTATCTAACGCTGTTGAATCATTGGATAGCGTTGATGCTGTAAAGGAAGAGTTTAAAAAGTCAGTCGAAGTAATCATGTGGTGCGAAGATAACCCTGATGGCGGGGAAATCACGATGCCAGATGGCACTCAAGTCGAACTTAGTTCGGATGAAGTGAAAAAAATGAAGCGACTGGCTGTTAGACGGAAAGAACTTGAGCTGCCTGAACGGTTCAAATTTTTGAACGATCAGCAATCAGCGGAAGCTGAAGTAGTAAAAGACTTTCCTTGGTGGGCAAAGCCTGAAACAGAAGAATATCAAGCGGCACAAGTAGTCATGCAAGAGTTTCCTGAGCTTCGCAAGAAGCGAGCGGACTGGAAGCATGTAGCCGGTTTGATTGTTTTGGGTATGAAAGCTTACACGGACCAGAAGAGTAACAAGACTAAAGTAACTCAGATTAAAAAAGCTCCTCCGCAGCCCGGTGTAACTAAAGCCTCACCTAGTGTAACTTCTTCAACGGATCTTCAAAAAGCGAGGCAAAGCTTCGCCAAAAACAACTCTGATAAAGCCGGTTTGACTGACCTAGTAAAAGCGATGGGATTTGTTTAACCACTTAACTTAGAAAGAACTTTAGTTTATGCCTCTTCTTACTGAACCTAACTTGTCCGGACGCGGTAAACGCGAGGACTTGATGGATATGATTGCACTTGTGGACGCGAAGGATACTCCTTTCACGTCTATGGCCAAAAAAGGCTCTAAGCCCGGAAATATGTATTTCCGCTGGCAGTCTGATAGCTTGCCTACTCCTCAAGTGGGTGGCGTTGTGGACGGCACGGACGTTTCCACTTATGACAACTATGTTGTTGGCTATCGCTCGGAGCTTTCCAACTACGCTCAGGTGTTCCGGCGCGCGCCGCGAGTTTCGCGGCTCACGCAGGATGTAGCTGATACCGCTGGCGTGCGTGACGAACTGGCTGAAAACGTCAGTAAAGCTATCACTGGGATCAAGCGTGATATGGAGGCTACTTTCTGCTCCAATCAGGTTTCCCAGCAGGATAACGGTACGGTGGCTTATCGGACGGCTGGCATCCAGACTTGGATCAGTAACGCTGGCACTGGCACCCCGACGCCCGGCGATATTCCTTCGGCGTTTAGGACTCCTTCGGCTAGCATTCTGACTGGTGCTTCTAGCTCTTTGACCGATTCAGGGTTGCAGGGTGTTTTGAAAAGCATCTTCGATCAGACTGGTCATTTTACTAGTTTTGATTGCATTGTCGGAACGGACCTTAAACGTGCGTTTACCGGACTGCTTGGGACCACTTCGCTCACCACGACTAGCACCGTTGGTGTGACTGGCTCGGGAGCTACTCGGGTTCAGACGTTCCAGCGGGATGCCGCCGCTGACACGTTTATTCAGTCTTTAGATGTGTTTGAAGGTGACTTCGGTCTTATCCGGTTGCACCCGACCACGTTTATGGGCACTGTGTCTGGAGCTACTTGGACTCCTACGCCGTTTAAAGGTTTGCTGCTTGACATGAATCTTATTGAGGTTCGTTATGGTGGCAACGTGGCTAATGTTACGGCTCTTCCTGATTACGGTGGCGGCCCCGCTCGCATGGTTGAAGCGGTTGCCGGTCTTGTGGTTGGGAATCCGCTGGGGCTGGGCAAATTTGATTACAGCTCCTAGGATTTAGGATAAAGCGACACCTGCTAAGGACTGGGAATACCCGGTCGATCGAGTGGTGTGACTGCTGGAGAGACAGCACTTTTAAAATGAGCAAAAGTATTAAGCGGCCATATACAAAAGCAAAAGCATGGGATTCGCATTGTAGAAATAACAACCAATGCAATTGGTGCAGAGATAACAGATTGCATAAGCACAAAAGACAAAGTTTGCTTCGACCGCTTAATTTAGACTTTCTATGTTTAACATCGACCCTTCACTTGTAGGCCAGCTTGAACAAGAGCTTCGGACTGGTTGGAACAAAAACCGCGTGGACGCCGCTATTCAGGCTAAACAATCTGGATACGAAAACAACAAGCGCCACAAAGCGGTTGAAGGGTTGGGCTCGCTTAAGGCTCGTATTCCTCCCACGGCTTACCATTTTTGGGGTCAAAAATTGGGTTACGATTGCTGGAACGACAAGCGGTTTATGCACGAATTTCTTCGGGATAATCCAGAATGTAGAGTTAATTCTGGCGGGACTAAAGAAATTCAGGTAGGTTACACACCGTCTAACTACCGTAGTCGCACAGTCTATCAATGAAAACAGTTCCGTTTAGTGACATTCTATCTAACGTTTGCCAAATTGTTGGCCTTGATAGAATTACACTAAACGACAAAGGATTTTTTGCTATTAGGGATCTTGCCAATCGGCGGATTGGTCAGGTTTGGGATCGAGAAGAATGGCCGGATATTGAGCGCTACACGGAGGCATATCCCGGAAATCCAGTAACTTCAGTGGATTTTGAAGCGCCTGTTTTAGTCACTGATGCAGGCGAATCCATTGTGACGGATCTTGGTGAGCTGCTCATTGCCAGCACAGGCCAAAATGAAACCGTGATTCAGTTGGACACGGATTTTCCAAGAATCTATCTAGCTAATTTTGAAGAGGACGCTTACAAGCTCGGGACGGTTGGAAGCACAAAGCTGAAGATTCTTAACGGTTTTTATCTGACGCTTGAGGATGGATCTTCATACAACTCAGAGGATCATGAATATGAATTTACGTATAGCACAGCTACGGACGATGTGGGTATTTACATTACGTCTGTTAAAATTGAAGTTCCGATTGGCACGAGTTCGCCAATCACGTTTGGGCTTAACGGATCGTTGACGCCAATTTTGTCGTTTCTTAAAAATAAGAATAACGTAGTTAAATTGCCTACAACTGTTGTTCACGGCTTGGACTCTTGGGACAAAGATCCCCGTGGAACCAGTAGGCTTGCGCCGTCTGAGTTTATTTTAGAAGAAATCTCGCTTGAAGGCAGCGCAAACGATTCCACGTTTTTGCGGTTTGCCAACAATAAAAAGAAAACAATTAAATACCGCCTTGCCGCGCCTAGGTTGACCGGTATGAAGGCGCAGCCGCAGCAATACCAAGAAGGAGCTAGCGTTTATTATGACGTTGTTCAACAAAACGCAGACTATTATCCTTCGGTATCTTCCAAAGGTTCTAGTGGGGATTTTTGGGCTGCAAAAACGCTTGTGGGTGCGGGCACGTATCCGCAAAACGGGTCTGCGTATTGGAAAAAGCTAGAAATTCCAATGCGGTTTAAAGACTACGTTATTAACGGGACTTCGGCTGATTTTATGCGCAGTGAAGGTCGCGCAGAAGAAGCTAATATATTTGAAAGGTTAGCTGAACAATCTATTCAGCAACAAATTGACGTTTATATTCGCCAACAAGGACAAAATATGCGAATGAATATGGTTTACACCTATTAAGGTATGTCTAAGACAATTTCACAGCTTCCAATTGCGTCAACTGTAGCGTCTGCGGACGTGTTTCCGCTGGATCAAGGCGGGTTGACTAAGCAGGCTACGTTGAGTGTTATTGCGGATGGATTGCCTTCTGCTACTGGAACCGGTGGATTAGTTAGGCAGAGTAATCCTAGTTTTAGTAATGGGATTTTTGTAAATGTAATTAACGGAACATCTAATTCAGGTGTTTCTGTATTTTCTGCTGGGACTAGTTTTGGAGCATCTAGCGGAGGTTTTGTTGGTTTATTTGGATCAACGCATCCAACCAGTCCCGGTTTATTGCAGTTGGGAGTTAATGGCGGTGGGATTCTTAACGTTTCACCAACCGGCGGAGTTGGCATCGGGACAACTGCACCTGCAGCAAAACTTCATGTAGCTCCTGGGGATGTGTTGATTGATAATAACTATAAATATTTATGCAAAGACACATCTGGAACGTTTGCTGGAATTACTGTTGATGCAACTAATAATTTTGTTTTAGTTGGAAGCAATTCTACTGGGGCGGTTAGGGTTGTAGCTTATCAACTTCAAAGGTCGGACGTATCGCCTTTTATATTTAATTCTCCTCTTCAAATTGGCACCTCCGGCGTGCCAATTCAAAACTTAATTAGCACTGTTATTTCTAGCTACGCTCCTGCTGCTATTGCGGCTAACGGAGGGTCTCAATTTCTTGACGTTACTGTTACCGGAGCTTCTTCTGCATGTGCTTGTATTGTTTCTCCAACTAGTGGGCCAATTACTTCTGGCGTTATTGTAAAAGCAGAAGTTGTTAATACTAATTCAGTCCGAATAACTTGGGTAAATACAACAACTTCTTCTGTAACTTTGCCATCTTCTAATTATCGTATTGTTGCCTTTGTTTTTTAACTATGGAAATTCTTGTTACTTCTCCGCGTTCTGTTATTGTTGACGGCGTTAATTTTGGCGCTGTAGCTGATGCTATTGCCAACAATAATCAGCTAGCTTCAGGTATTCAAATTGCGCTTCAGAAATATGATGAAGAGCAAAAAGCTTTGCTTAACTCTGTTAAAGCCGAGCTAGCTGGAAATCAGGCTTATCAAAAAGAAGCAATCAAGCGAGCCAAAGAGGTTATTGCTTCTGGTAATTTTCAGGCATTGGAAGGCGTGCTTTCGTTTGCTGAAGCTGATTTTAAAGAAAAAGAACGCCAGAAAGCCCTTGAGGAAATTCAGAAACAGGAAGAAGAACTTAACAAGCGTAAGCAGGAACTTGGTCTATGAATTTAGCTGCAACTAAGAAAAACATTAAGGTCACGTCGGTTAATTCCGATCAGCTTGACCGCAATTCGTTTGCTTCCTCTATTGCGTCGGGTTGGGATTCTGGTTTTTGGTCTCTTGTAATACTTGGGACTGGCATGGCTTCTAGCCAGTCTGGCGGTAACGGTATTATTACTTCTGGGACTACTGCTAACGCTGAAACTATTTACAGGCACCCTCAATCTGTAATTGGAAACTGTGTGATGCGGTATAAAACGACGCTTTCACAGCGTATTGTTAACCAGACTATTTTTTATGAACTGGTTGACGTTATTGGCGATGATCTTGTTGTTATTGTAAATAACGCAACGTCAATTACTGTTACTTTTCCTGCAAGTTTTCCAATCAGTTCTGCAAATGTCGGCCAAAGCATGTCTATTGGTGATATTGTTGGCATTTCTGGGGCTATTCCCGGTCGATACGCTATTGCTAGTGTTTCTGGGCAGAATGCTAATTTTACTGTAGCCGGTTGGCCTGCTTCTGGTTCTGGAACGTGTTCAGCGTTTGGCTGGAATGGGTTTCGTTTTACTTACGATGGGGCCACCGCCACTTCCGCTAAATTTGATTCTTATCGTAATGGATACGGTTCTGGTGATACCACAATCACTATTAACACTACCGCAGCTCCGGGGCATGTTTCGGCTTTATTTGTAGAAGATGGATTTGCGTATGCACTAGATGCGGCTCCAAACACTACTGTTTTCACGCAAAGAGCGCAGCGTTCAGAAAACATTGCTTCAGTATCTACTCAGCTTTATTTTCAGATTCGTGTTCTTAATGGGTCTACTGCTCCAGCTTCTTCGACTACTGTAACTACTGGGTTTGCTCATCTAAATGAATGGGATTCCAGTGTGATTTCTATTTCTAGGCAGCCGGGAACTACTGGAAATAATACTGTCAACGTGGCTTCGATGCCGCCTGTTGCAATTGCATCTGGCACAATTACCTCGGTTACAACGGTTATTACTTCAGGAACTCCGACGGCTCCAGCTAATCCGTATTTTCTTAATAGTGCTGCAACTACAAACGGAAACTTGATTCTTACTGGAACAAGTGGTGTTCAAGCGTTTTATGCTTCTAATATTGGTGCCACCGCAGCGTTTGTTAAACTTTACAATAAAGCTACCGCGCCAACTGTTGGGACAGATATTCCTGAAATGGTTATTCCAGTGCCTGCCGCTATTGCCGGTGTGCCCGGGTTTGTAGAAATTACACCTGGATATAACGGTTATCGTTTTGCTCTTGGCCTTGGCATTGCAATTACTGGTGGTTCTGCTGATTCCGACACTACGGCAATTGCAGCAGGACAAGTTAAAGTAAAACTTAGCCGCACTGCTTAATATTTATGAAACTAACATCGTTTTACGTTGATCTTCAAAGTGGTCTTGTAACCTGCCAGTGTGAATTGGTTGTGCAGGATAACAAAGTGAAAATTCCGTTTACCATTTCTGAGGCGCTTCTTTACAATGAGGCTCTTAATCGCGGACAAGATACTTGGGAAAATATTGACGTTTGCACTGTAGGTAGCGGTATTTTTGGGCAGACTTTAACCGTATGACATGGACTCTCGTTCACAGAAAAATCTAAATTCACTCTATGAACCTACAAGGAATAGATTTTCAGGATTTCTCGCAGAGGTTCAAATACTCGCCGGGCAAAAAGGATTGGAATATAGAGCTATTTGCGGAACGAGAACATTTGAAGAGCAAGCCAAGTTATACGCGCAAGGCAGAACTAAACCCGGAAAAATTGTTACAAACGCAAGGCCGGGCAGTAGTTTTCACAATTTTGGTTTTGCAATTGATTGTGGTGTGTTTGAGGGCGGCAAGTATTTAGACGAAACTAATCCAAGGAAAGCCGCAGCTTTTCACCGTGAAGCTGCAAAACTTTGCGCAAAACACGGATTGCGCTGGGGTGGTAATTTTAAATCTATTGTGGATATGCCTCATTATGAGTTAGATACAGAAGTTACCTTGGCTGAAATGCGCCTAAGGAAGCAGCAAAATCTACCACTTTTGTAATGCCCGATTCACTTTTAAACGTGCTGCTTAAAGCAGTCCAAGATCAGGGGTTTCCGACTTTGCTATTTATTGTGGCAATTTGGTATCTTCAAAAGCAAATTGACCGATTGAGCGTTAAAATTGTAGAATGCGAGAACGATCGCAAAACGCTTTGGGAACGAATGATTTCTAACAACCATAAAAACCATGATTAAAAACTATCTCCTTCAGCCTTCGACTTGGATTGGTATTGCTCAGGTTGCGGCTTCTGTTGGGCTTTTTACCGTTGGCCTTGTTGAGCCTATTTCCGGTGGAATCCTAGCAATTTTTGGCGTTATCGAAGTGTTGCGCAAAGAAAAAATTAAAGCGTAAGTATGTCTAAAAACATCATCATTGCTCTTAAGCTTCCTAAGGGTGATGGCGGAAAGAAATGCCCGGACTGCAAACAGTCAATGGACAATGGAATTTGCCATGAATGCGGATATGGATCTGAGGAAGAAGAAGATGACAAGGACGACGAAATGGAGGATTGATGCCTGAAACAAGCGCAGAGACAGATGAAATGTTTATTGGGTTCGCCTCTCGGGTGGACCCGTCAAACCTCCAGCCTAATTACTTGCAGTTTTCGCAAAACATGCGCCTACAACGCGGGGTTGCGCAGCCACGTTTAGGGACAAGGCGGCTTACCAATTCTTCGCTTAATTCGTTAACGATGGTGGGGTCTGGGCAGTGGGTTGACTCGTCCGGGAACGACAATTTTGTTCTCGTTTTTTCGGACAGATTTTATTTGTATCGCCCGGCGCAGGGCTCGTTTCCTGCGTATCTTTCGCCAGCTTACAGCTTTCCCGCAGGTAGGACGATTGCGCAGGGTGGTGAGTGCAACGTAGTTCAGGCGCTAAACCAACTCTATTTTTTCCGTGGAGCTGAAATAGATGCGCGGCTAGGGACCGGCACAACTGGGGCGACTGCCGGATTACATATCTCTCATTCATCTATTGCTAATGGCGCTACTGGCACAGCTACGGCAGTTTGTATTAACGGCTATACGCATAACTACGCCATTGGTGACGAGGTTACTATTTTTAATGTAGATTCAATCTCGCATATTTATTTACGTAATTCGTATATTGTTACTGGCATAACAGGCACGTCTCAATTTACGTTTTCTATAACAAACAATTCTGGAAGTAACTACAACGCTGTTACTAACCAAAACGCATGTTGCGTAAGGGTTAAGCCTCCTATTGTTTGGGATAGCTTTACTAATGCTGTATATTTTGCGTCTCAAGTTGCTATTGCTGGTAGCGCAGAAACACACGGATTGACTCAGGCTAACGGCAGTGTTCCTCCTGCTGATTTTGGGTTTTATTACCAAAATAGGCTTATTGCTTGTATTAGCAAAACTCAAATTGCCGTCTCAGATATTCTTAGTGACGTATTTGATTTTACGTTTAACAACTTTATAATCAACCAAGGCGGTAACGATTCAATTATTGGTGTTTTACCTTGGATCGAAAATCAGTTCTTGGTGTTTATGACTAAATCCGTGTATGTGGCTTATCTTGAGCCAACAACATATGGAACAGGCGCGTTACCCGGCGCAGGTAGCACGTTAACGGTTGTATCCACTGAGGTTGGATGTCTTAGCCGCAAAAGCATCGTGTCCGCAGGTCAATACGTGTTTTTTCTTAGCGGCAAAGGTATTTATCTGCTATCTCCGCAGCTTGACCTTAAGCTTGTTGGCAATACTCTTCCGTTGTCTGAGCCTATTGCAGACGTGTTTGACACGGTTAATTTTGCGTCAATTAAAGGCGCTTGCGCTACTTATTACTCTAACAGGTTTTATATTGCGCTTCCTGTTAATGGCGCTACCCGTAACAACCTAGTTCTTGTCTATAATACGCTTAACCAAGCATGGGAATCTAGCGACACGTATCCTACTGGTATGTGGGTAGATGATTTGAACGTGGCGTCTTATGGCAATCAGAAGCGTATGTTTATACTTACGAGGTTTACCGGTTCTAGCAACTTTGGTGGTGTGTTTGTCACTGAGGAATATGCCGGTGGCGATCAATATAACTCGTTGTCTGGCACGCCTATCTTGCCTTTTACGCTTCCGGCCACGTTGTCTAATTCCGCGCCTCAGTTGACGCCTATTCCTGCTTATGTTGTTACTCGGGAATACACCTTTAAAAGCCTTAACGAAAAACGGTTTTCTAGGGGTGAATTTCAGTTTAACAACTCGGCCAATGATTTTGTGCGTATTTCCACGCGCACGCATGACCCCGATGTTTACGAAGAAGTTTTGGGTTATAAATTTAACGGAACCGCAGACGGCACTTTACGCCCGCGCATTGCAGCAAGGGGTTCGTCTATTGACGTTCGGATTGATTTTGTTACTGGCAATCCGTCATTGAAAAGCGTAGCTGTTTACGCTATAACCGCAAATAGAGCGATGGTTTCTCAAGAGTAATATGGCACAGCTACAAAAAGGCACAGATTATACAACCGGCGATCAAGTGACCGCTGACAATCTGGACGCCCTTGTGGATAACGCTATTTTGCTTCCCGGAGCCATCACGGATCAAATTGCAGCGGGGTCTGTGTCTGGGTCTGACACGGTTTTGATTAACCAAGTTGGCGCGCTTAAAAAAGCTACTGCGCTTCAAATTGCGTCCACGTTAGATTTAAGCCCGTATTTACTAAAATCGGGTGGCACGATGGCGGGTAGCCTTGTGCTTTACGGAAGCCCTAGCTTAGCTCTTGAAGCTGCTACTAAAGGTTACGTAGATACGCAATACAATAGTGTTTCTTCTGCTATCATTGCAGGCCTTGCGCTGTGCGTGGCCAAGGCTGGCGACACGATGACAGGGCCGTTGACGTTGCCCGGAAACCCTGCAAGCGCGCTTCAAGCGGCACCTAAGCAGTATGTGGATAATTCGTTTTTGGCGGGTTCGGTTGTAAAAAGCGCATATTCAGAAACAACTGCATACGCTACTTACAACACTGTAATTCCGTTTGATGATACTGTTCCGCAAATCACAGAAGGAACTGAAATTTTAACTGTTGCAATAACTCCGACTTCTGCATCTTCAAAAATCAGAATTAAAGCAAATTTATACACTTCAACAATATCTGGCGGAGGAACTGTAGTTTTTGCTATTTTTAGAGATAGTAACGCCAATGCCATTTTTGTCACTTCTGATTACAAAGAAATTTCGCTTGAAACTTCTTCTGTAAGTTTTGAATTTTACGATGCGCCTTCTTCTGTTTCTACTGTTACTTATAAATTAAGAGTTGGTCCCGGTAACGCATCTTTTCCTCTTGCTTTAAATGGAACTAATTCTAGAAGATTTGGCGGCGCGGCTCGTTGCACGTTGATAGCTGAGGAAATTAAATGAGTGCTGCATTCCTTCAATCTGAACTGCATGAAATTGAAGTGCAGGACTATAACCGGGATCTAGCTCAAAAAGAGCTTCAAGAAGCCGTTGAGCTGATTTCTAGCGTTGAACAGGTTCCGCTTCCGTTGGCGCATCATTTTTCGCCCGGCATCTACATGCGGGAAATTTTGATGCCAAAAGGCGCGTTTGTTATCGGGCACGAGCACAAGACGCAACACCTTAATGTAATTCTTAGCGGGTCTGCACGTGTAATGATTGAGGGGAAGATTTACGACATTCAAGCGCCATATATTTTTGAATCAGGTCCGGGTGTGCAAAAGATTCTTTATATCGAAGATGACATGCGCTGGGCCACTGTTCACGTAAACGCAAACGAAGAGCGTGACATTGTTAAACTTGAAGAGCGGCTTTTGAATTTGTCGCCTGAAACGCTTCAAGCAAAAGGTAATTTGTCCGTGGATGAATATCGCATGGCAGTAAACAAAGGAAAGGAACTTGAGCAATGACAATGGCCGCAGCCGCAATTATGGGTGGAGTCAGTTTAGCTGCTGGCGTTGGAACTTCGCTTTATGCAGGAAGTCAAAGCCGCAAGGCTCAAAGCAGAGCGTTGCAGGCAACTCAAAACGCTCCTGACTATAGGCGCACTATGCTTGACGCCCTCAAGGCTCAGGGAAAAATTGCAGGGAGACAGTTAGATTTAGAATCGCAGTTTCAGCCTAAATACGCCGATTTACAGGCTCAAGTTCAAGGCCAGCTTGGTCAAGCTGGAATGCAGCAGGCTGGGCAGATGTATAATCAGGCTGCTGATATTGAAAACCAATATCTTCGCAAAGTTAGAACTGGTGACATTGCGCAGCTTAACACGTTGCTACCGCAGTATAAACGAGCGTTTGAAGCGCTTTACCCCGGATCGGCAGCGGCTTCTGAGGCAACCGGGCAGCTTGCCGCGCAGTCCATGCAATCTGCTTTGCAACGTCCGCAGTTGACGGCATTTGAATCTGGTGTTGGTGGCCCGCAGCTTGAATCTGGTCTTGGAACGATTGACCAAGGTTTGGTCGATCAATACATGGGCGCGCAACCCGGTGTTTCCGGAATCGCAAGCCAACTGGCGCAGCAGGCTCAGGCGGATCTAGCCGCAGGTCGTTCGTTGACTCCTGAGGAAGAGCGGATGTCGCAGCAGTCGGCTCGGCAGGCTTACGCTTCCCGTGGCATGGCGATGGGTCCGCAATCAATGGCGGCAGAAGTTCTTGGCCAGAATCAGCTTGCTAATCAGCGGTATCAGCAGCGGCAGCAGGCTGGGCAGCAAATCGCCGGGACGATTTCTAACCTGTATCAACCGGCGTTGCAGCAGACGCTCCAGAGGCAAGCAGGCGCAGAGCAATTTAACCTTGGCGCTCAGGGGCAAGCGTTCCAGCAGGCTCTTCAGCGCGGACAAGCTGAGCTTGGTAGGCTTCAAGGTGAAACGGCTGTGCAAGCAGGTCGTGCGCAGCTTGGCAGTATGGCCATGCAGCAGCTTCAGCAGCAGCAGCAGCCGCTTCTTAATGCGTTTTACCGCACTCCGTTGCTTGCTAATCTTCCCGGTCAGCAGCAGCAGATGGCGCTTCAAAGCCAAGCTGCTATGGGCCCTGGTCTGTTCAACCCTGAAAGTCAAATGGCGTTTCAATCGGCGTTTATGCCGTACCAGGCTCGGCAAGCGGCGGCGCTTGGCGGGGTGCAGCAGACGGCGGCAAATAACGCTAGTATGATGGGGATGGTAGGCTCTGGAATGCAGATGGGCGGACAACTTGGTTCTACATACATGAGGAATCAGGCATTGAACGCGCCTCCTAAAACTGCTATTCAACCTACACGTTAATGAAACCAATCTCACCTTTTAGCGGTGCTCCAACGAGCGCCATGAATTTTCCTGTTGCGGAATACGTTAATGCGTTCCGTGATGCCGGGAAAACGCAGCTTGCTGGTCAGCAGCAAATGATGCAGGGCGCAGAGCAGGGCGTTAAATACGTTGCTGATTTCATTAAGGAATCCAAAGACGCTGAATCCAAGGCTAAGGCAATGTCTCCGTTTTTTAACAAAAACACGCTTGAAAATATGTTTGGCGTCACCGGCGACGAAAACGCCGCGATGATCCAGCAATACAAGAATGCTAGCGTGAACGAAAAGCTTCAGATGGGAAACATGCTCGTTGGCACGTTTCTCGAAAGCCAAATGAAAGAGCGTGACCGGCAGGCGCTTGAACAACGCCAGCAAATGGAGCTTGGAGCGCGAAGGAATGAAGCGATTTTCAAGGCATACACAGAAGCCGGACTTACTCCTAGCCCATCCGCATTTTCTGGCGGCGGACAATTGCCACAAACCGCTCTTACTCAGGCTGCACCGCTTGAAGGAGAACTGCCAGTTGAATCTGGGGCGCCTCAAGAAGAAAGCCTTGTGCCACCGCTTCAGGGTGAAGCCGCACAACCGGCGCGCAGAAATCCTTGGGAAGCTGCTGCTACGGATATCGTTACGCAGCAACAAGAAAAATCAAAGCAATACCAGCAAGCTCTTCAATCTAACTTAGACGTTGTTAATAAAAAGTATGAGCCTACAATTATAGAGGCTCAAAAACTTAAAGAAACAAGCAGCGACCCTTATCAAAATTGGCTTGCGGATAAAAAAATTGAAGAAGCTAGATATGCAAGGCTTGTTGATGAATCTAATGTTTATTCTGAGTTTGGTAATAAAAACAAAGTTGCTCAATTAACGCCTTTAATTAACGATCAATCGCAAAAAATTAACAATAAATATAGCGATTTTGGTAAACAAGAAGATGTTAAAGCTAAAATTGATTTCTATAATAGCAAAGCTATAAGCGACCTTCGAAAAAATATACCTGCTATCAATTCTACTTTAGCTCAAGCTAAAGGCTATTTAGCACAAGGAGATAGGCAAAAAGCTACTAATGTTATTCAGACTTTTATTGCTAAACAAGGTAACTCTTTGACTTCACCAGACGCACTAGCGGACGCTGAACGTAATGCGGTAGCTGCTGAAGTTAAAAATCTTTCTTTTAAAGGTGCTGCTTCAGATTTGCTTAATAGAATGAAACATGGAGAATTTACTTTAAGAAATTTAACAGGAACCGATATTGAAGGCTATTTGGATCGTATGCAGAATTCTGTTAATGCTATTGCCGCAGCTCAAAATAAAATCATATTTACAGAAATAGCCAAACCGCTTGGATCTTATGCTAAGGGAAAAATTTTCCCAATTTCTGGATATTCGTTTGTTGAAGAAAATAACAATCAAGGCGGCGGTATTCCGGGCTTAGATCAAGGCGCTACGCCAAACGATCCGCTTAAAAAGCCTGTTAAAAATACTAGTTGGACACTAGGATCTCGTGGAATTGCACCTAAATAACATATGCCCGGATCAGTCCCTTATTCAGGAATGGATTGGAGTGCAGGCGGAACTAAGTTTGAGCCGCAGCCTGAGCCTATTCCTGATTTAATTCCTGCTGGAACAAAATTAACTATCCCGCATTATGCGAATGGTTTTGTTACCAATCATGAAATAACTGTTTCAGAGGATATTTCTAAAGATAAAGCGCAGGAATTTATTGACCAGCAATTTCCTAAAACAACGGGCGATATTATAGATCAAATACAAAGAAGCTCTACTCCTGTAAGCTTTGAGGATTATTTGCTTGTTAAGCGTGAAGGTTTGCTTGGCAAAGGAAATGAAGATAAGCGATCAGCTATTCAGCAAAGTTACGACACGCTTACTGCCGGAGCTGGCGGCTTGTTGCGTGGCATAGGCTCAACCACTGTTAATGCTTTATCTTTAATTAAAGATGCTATTGATCTTCCGTTTATTTCTAACGAAGAAGATGCAGCTAAAAATAAACAAGATTTAGAAAACTCTAATAAAGCATTAGTTGAAGGAGGAGCTAAAGGAACTGCTGATTTATATCAGATGTTGCAGCTTGGTATTAGTAAAGTTGCATCTGACGATTACAATTCATATTTGCAGCTTAAACGGTTTCAAAAATACGACGAAGAAATGAAAGCGGGCAAACCGCTTGTTTTTGATGAAACGCTATCTCCTGAACTTGTAAAAGAGCGTGAAGATGTAAGCGGATTATTGGATGTAACAACGCTTGTTCCGGGAGCTAAAATTGCAACATCTTTAATTAAAGGTTCTCTTAAAAAAATTGGAGTTGAATTAGGCAAAGAAATTATTGAAGCCGGAACAAAGCAATCTTTAGAGCAAGCCGCTAAACAAGCCGCTAAACCGACTGTCGCCAACGCTGTTGCAAGCAAGTTGCTTTATGGCGCTGGCGCTACCTTGGAAGCTCCGCTTGATGTTACAAAGTGGGCTTACAAAAAAGCAGGAGAAGCGCTTGGAGAATCAGGTAAAAAAGCTGCCGAAACTAGCGTTAAAGCTGGCGCTGCTGGCGCGGCAACTTATGGAGTTTTAACATCTGAAGATCCGATGGGGTGGATTGGTAAGGGCGTAGGCATCCTTACTCTGGCTGGTCTTGGTCGTATGCTCAAAGTGGGTTCTATGATTCACGGCTCTGAGCGTGCCGCTTCGGCTATTCTAAAAGACGCTATTGAAAACGGAGCAAAGAAAGAAGTTGTTCCTCGTTGGGCGATCCGTCTCGGGTCGCAAGTCCCTGATTCGGCGGCGCGTGTGGCTCGGCGCATGGTTGACGGCATGGCTTACGGTGCTGTGTTCAACGGTGGCGCGGCTTATCTTCAGACGGCATCAGACCCGACTTCATCGGCATCGGATATTTTCCAAAACACGCTGGCTAGCGCGATTGGCGGGACTGTTCCTGGCGCAATGGCTGGAATCGGTGGCGGCGTCTTGCCTGAGCTTACCGGCAAAGCGGCAAAGGACTCGTTTTTGCGAGAACAGATGTTCGACTTAATGGAGCGACCAGCGGACAGGAAGGTTGAAGTGATGGGGCAGGAGATTTTTGTCCCTAGCGAACGCGACAATCGCATGTCCGTGATGGAGAACCCGAATTGGTCTCTCGCTGAAAAAAATCGGATTTTCAACATTGCTCGATCCGCTGAACTGGCTGGCAACGAAGTTTTGTTTGTGAACAACAAGACTCAGCTTCCTGGCATGACTGGCGAAAACATGGGCGCTGGCGTCACGATGATTGGGACGGACCCGAGCAAGAAGCCTGTGATTATGTTGAACGTGGACAACGTGACCACGCCACGGGCAGCAATTGAGGAAGTCGCGCACGCGATGATTTCGGATGCGCAGGCCAAGGAGTTTCTTAACGAACTGAGCACCAAAGCAGGAAGCCCTGAGCAAGCAATCAAAGAAATCTCTGAGGGTCTCGGCAAGGAATACCTTGAAGCCACAAGGAAGGTGGACCCAAACCGTGCGGCGGACATGCAGAAAGATTTGGATTTTGCCAACGATCCAACAAAACCCGTTGAAGAACGCATGGAAAAGGCGCTTTACATGGCGCATGAATACATCGCACGCGGCATCACGGAGCGGTTTCAAAGCAAGCTTCCATCTGAGCTTCTCACTGGCGAAACAACTCCAATTCTGTCCAAAGCATGGAACAAAGTAACGACCACGCTCAGAGATAAGATCGTCTCTCCCTCGTCTGGTGCCTCGTTTGACCCGATCAACAAAGTTTTTTACAAAGACGGAAAACTGATTCACGATCCGCTTTTGGATTCGATGGCGGAGAAGATGTTTACGAACATCCAGAAGCCCGGAAAGAAAGCTGAGTTTGTCCCCGGAGACATTGGAGCAAATGGCGAGCGTGTTACTGCTGCAGCGCGCGCGCGCTATGACGATGTTCCAGACCTAAAAGAACGAGTAAAGCGTAACAATCAGGTTTTCGGGGCCACTAGTTCTATTTTTGGGACCGCTCCGGCAAACACCAAAATTGGAATTGGCGCTGGAAATATTAAAGAAGGCACTCCGATTGTTTGGACGGATCGAATCACGCCAAAGCAAATTGAGGATTTGATTTTGCTTAAAGATCCCAACGGCGATTTGCTTATTAAAAATGCAGATGCTTTTCGCACGCTTGCTGATTCAATCAACAAAGGTGAAATTGTGGACGTAACGGCTGACGTAGCCACTTCTAAAACGTTGTCCGATGAGCGAGCTTACACCGTTCGCGGAAGTGTTAAAATTCTCCCTTTTGGCATCCAGCAAACGCCAAATGGTGGTCCGCTTGTTGTTGGTTACAATTTATCGTTGTTAAACGATTTGATTAACTATCAAAAAGATTATACGCCAACTATTAAAAAAGCGTTAGACGAATTCGGAGTCAAAACTTTGGATGATGTCATTCCTTTGGTGAACGAGTATTTTCGCAATTACTCGGATAACTCTCCTGAACCTGCTGCTGATGCTATTGCGGCGTTTGCGCCAAAAGTTTCTAAAGAAAGCGCAATTATTATGCGCGATTTGCTGCATCTTGGCGGAAACATAAAGCCTAACGAAAAAAAAGGCGGGGTTTACGCAAACAGACCGACAATTTCGTTGCAGGAAATTCCTACCGGAATGGTTGAAGCTGTGACTATTGGCGGTCAGCGCAGAAATGTTAGATTTGATCGTGATAGAAATGTGTTTAGTAACTTCCGGCTAGACGCAATTTATGACGCCAGCAAATACGCACCAAACGGCTTGCCGGTTCAGATTGGTGTAGATCGTTCCAAGATTTTCCCGCTGGCTCGATCTAACTTTTCTCCCGGCAAAGGCACAGTCTCCGAGGTTGTGGGTGACACAAAAATCATCACGGACACTGACATTGGCGCTCGCATTGTTGTGCCTAAAGGAAAGAAAGCGCAGTTGTTTATGGACGGCAAACTTGTGGGTGAATACGAGAATGCAGAAAAAGCAGTGCTCGCCAGTAACAAGAAAGCAAAACAACTAGGAATTGTTGTTGAGCCGCGCCAGCAAGGCCAGACAAGCAAAGAAGTTGAGGAAATGCGCCGCAATCTCATGTATGGCGATCTTCGCTCCGGAAAAGCCGCAGAAGAATTAGCCACCGTTCAAAAAGCTATTCGCAGGGAGCTTCGCTCACCCGAAGATCTACCGGCATGGGTTGAAAGCAAAAACTTCAGGGAAAACACTGAACGTAAAACCCAATCAAAAATGCGCAATCGCAGGAGGCGCGTGCAAAAAATCCGCAAACAGTCTGAAACGTTTTGGTCTGGTGATGTGCCTTCCGTAGTTGATGCCGCTGAAATTGACGCTGTTGCTCCAAGGAAAAAGGGAAAGCCTGAAGCTGTTCCTCCTGAAGTGCTAGAGCAAATTGCCATGCAGCAAGAAGGATTGAGCGTGACGCCGCCAGTGGGGAAAGAAGCAGATGCTCTAAAAAACTTGCCAAAGCCTAAAAAAGAACTGAAAAGTTTCTCTGAGCTTACTCCGATTATTGAAGCTGTTCAGGAAGTTAAAGCAGAGCCTAAAAAAGTAACTAATTTACTGTTACCTGAAGTCCGCCGTGTCCGCAGCGAGGCTACAACAATGTATCCAGAGGATGAGCTTGCTGCAATTCCAAGCGTGCTTGAAAACGTTAAGGCTCGTCCTGAGCCTGTTAAGCCGGAGACTACCGCACCCGCCCCTGAGGTTGTCACGCCTAAGCAAGACGCACGGATTCCGCAAGGGTTCGTGATCCGCCGCACGCCACGCGGCATGTTCATGGTTGTGTTAATTGCCAAAAACGCGAGCGTAGCGGTTGAAAAGTCTTACGAGAAAGCCGTTCAGAAAGCCCGTAAACGCCAAAAAGCCAGATAACATTATGCCACTCAAAAAAGGTTCCAGCGCAAAAACGATTAGCAAGAATATTAAAACTGAAATGAAAGCCGGTAAACCACAAAAGCAAGCCGTGGCTATTGCATTGGCCACGGCTCGCAAAACTAAATCTAAGAAACGGTAAAAGTTACTTTCCCCTAAACATAGAGTTTGCGTAAGTTTCTTTAGCGCCGGTTTCATCTCGATATTTCTTCAACGCAGCGTCAACACGCTTTGCTTCGTGCGTGTCCGCGTATTCTTCTGCCGACATATCTAATGTAAATGGGACTAATTCACGGTAATACTGTAATGTTTCGTAAAGAAGATTAGCCGTCTCAATAGAACAATGTTGTTTTAGTAAGTTATTTTTAGTCTCGCTCATTTTATTTTTCTTGTGGTGGCATCACGCCGCGAAGCGCAGAGTCAAATGCGATACTGATGTCTTTGGTTGAATGCAAGTGGATATGCTGGTGAAGCACTTCCGCCGATTTGTCTTTCTCTATCGCTGCTAGTTTGTCCATCACGATGCCAAGCGCAATTGCCGCGTCCTTGGCGCTCATCTCGTCCATAAGGTCAATAAGCCTGTCCGCCGTGCCTTGCGCCACGTGCTGAAGCTTTTCGCGTATGGACGCCTTGTGAACCGCGTTACGAAACTGGCTATCAACGTCAAGCTGCGCCCGTTTGATTAGCTCAACCGTTTCGTGGTGCAGGTTTGTCTCACGGGCAATCGCAACGATCGTTGCGCCACCCATGAACATTTCGATCACTTTCTTTTTGGTCTCCTCTGGGACGGTCGCCAGCATTCCTTTACCGTTGGTTTTTTCCATATCCACGTCAACATAATCCTTGATGCGGACACCGGACAACCCTGCTAACTGGCGCGCTCTAGCCTCGGGAGAGCTATATTTTTTCTTTGGGGGCTCGACTTCCGTTTCCGGGTCTGAGACTTGTTTTTTCTTTCTGCCCATTTTTTCTAAGGTGATTTACTGAAAGCTTGATAGAGATATTCTCGTCGCTCGTGTTTTCTTTGTCGTTTGCGTGATCCTCAATCCAGATTTCGCACTGGACGCGAGTCCCAACAAACACGGGTTTAGTGACAAGCTTAGGGCGAGGCAATTTGTTTTTGCCTAACACCCGGCTTGCTCTCATCACGCAGTAAGCCATTACATTCCGTCGTAAGAACGACCTTTACCTGAAGTTTCAGGACGCGATGACTTGACCCGCTTCACTACGTTACGCACATCATCTGCGCATTTACGGCAGCAATACTTGGCTTTGGATTTATCAAGCTTTTCAAAGTGCCACCCGCAGTTAATGCAGACTGCTTCTTTCATATTCTTCTTCCATAAGCTGCTAGCCATTTTTGGCCTTCAATAGCTGTAATTTTTTTTGCATTTCTAAATTTTTTTGTATTAAGAAGTTTTCCAAATTGTTCTCCAATTACATAGATAATTCCTTTTTTATTTTTGATTATTTCAACCACAAAACCAACGCACCAAGGATCATGTGGATCGCAATCTGAATACCTTGTAGCTAATACGTAATCCCCTATTTCTATATTTTGTTTACCGCATTTAATGCAGACTGCTTCTTTCATACAACAAGCTTCACAATTTCAGGAGGAAAATCTTCTTCGTTAATATCTGCTAGCGTCTGCGCAGCGTGGTGCGGGTTGTAAGCTAGCACTTTGATTGGCCGGATAAAATGCGCTGAACGCACTTCAAACACTTTTGTTCCAAACTTATCTGCGTTGCACACGATGCCGCGCCCGGCAATGTCATATTCTTCTTCCATATCTATTTCCCGCTAATTGACTTTGGAAGCTCGTCTTTCTCAAGCGTTTTCTTGAACCCGATGTTTGCCGCAGTGTGAAAACAAACAATACCTTCTGGATTCATAAATCCAAGAGCGGCTTGGCTACCTCCGTAACGTAGACCAGACAAAACGGAAGCACAAATATTCGTCTGAAACTCTCCGCGATACAAAACCGGAACCAATCCCACGCAAGCAGGAAGCTCTTCTTGCATCTTAATCACGCGAGGGTCTGCGCTTGGAATCTGCTTAGGCTGAGCGCCATGCAGGCACCAACGCTGCACGTTAAACAAACTGAATCGCCTATCCTTTAACCCGTAGTTTCGTTGAATGCCACGGCCCCACCATTCACCAAAATGACGGCCTGCGCCGAGCTTCATTAGCTCTTCTTTGTTATCCTGAGCCCAAGCGGCAAACCCAAAGTTATCGGCCTCTGGCGTGATCCAACGTGTGCGTGACCCGGTAAAAAACTGGCCATCCTCAGTAATATAAATCTGGGCGTTTGTGCCGTCGATTTTCTCCGTGATAATGCACTCACGGGAAAGCCTTGCCATTTTAGGAAATTCAGAAAATTTAGGATTCATAAATTATTTCACTTCGACTTTTTCAACATCACAATCAGCGACATCGGCAGCACTAACGCACAGGTCAGAAATAATGCCGTTGTCTTGTAATTCATTTAATACTTCGGTTTCGTTTAGATCGTTGTCTTTAATTAGCTTCTGAAGCTTATTCATTGGAATCAAGAATCGAGCGCAAAACAAACCCTTTGGTTTTCTTAATCTTGCGGGCCCTTCGTTCTAGTTCTTCCATTTGTTTCTTAGTCAAACGGAATGTAAATACTTTTGTGTTTGTGATTATGTTTTTCTTTTTCTTTCTCATTTGAATCTCTCGTTTAAAAGTGAGTCCAAAAATACGGCCAAAAGCAGCGACAAAAGAATCATTTCCCTGTGGACCCGTGGCCATTGTCTCCTCGCTCAGTCTTGGCTAGTTCTTCAACCGCTTCAAGCTTCACATCAGGAATTTTCTCGATAACCAACTGCGCGACGCGGTCACCAACGGTGTAAATTTCCGAAAGATCCCATTGGCGGAACGTCACGAAAATCTCACCAGTATAACCAGCGTCAATAATCCCCACTGAGTTAGACAAAATCAAGCTTGTCTTGCGGATCGAGGAACGCGGGTAAATTTTCCCAACGTAACCTTCTGGAATCAAAATCTTGACCCCGGTCCCGTAACATACTTGGCGATTTTGGTGATACTCCATGCTTGTCGCGTATAGGTCATAGCCCGCGTCTTGGCTGTGCTGCTTCGTTGGAAGCTTGGCTCTAGGCGAGCACAATTTTACTGGAACAATCATTACTGTTTTCCTTTCCAGTCACGAAATGCGATCGAAAGATAATCTTGGCCGCCGCTCTTAGGCGTCCTAATCCAAGCGGACACGTCCATAAGTTTCCCGCCAATTTTGGCGCTTCCCCGGTAATCCGGGTGTTTCTCGTCGGTTTTCTTGTCGTTGACGAACAATGCGCCGCACTCGTCTTTATGCTGATAATCTCCGTTGTAACTCATATTTTTCTGATTCTGTAGTGTTTGTTTTCGAGGCTGAATTTAGTTGCAGCGGCCTTAGCCTCATCGACCGTTACAAATTTTGTAGCGTGCTTAATGTCTTTCGATTCAAGCCAACTGTCACGCTTTTTCAATCCAAAACCTTCAACTAGTAAGACGGTTTCTGTCTCCCTGTGCTGGATTAGATACATTGTTTAAATTCGCCCCCGCTGGTGCGCATTGTTAAGAGGCGTCGGGGGCTGTGATTGTTAATCTACACCGCTTCCAAACATGTAGCTTTGGAGCTGCTTCTTCAAATCTTCGTTGCCTTGATCCGCATAATCTAAAAGCGTCACAAGCTCCATGTTTTTTTGCTTCAGAGTGTAATTCTTGTTAATTAAATCATCGTTTTGTTTTTTAAGCTCTTCGTTCTCTACGGCCAAATTCAAAACCTCAGAGCAAAGGTCGCTTACCGATAGCTTTAAATCAAAAAACATTTCACTCAAATCTTTAATCTTATCGTCCATAAAGCAATTGATTTAACGCTCTGTTTTCAGCTTTAAGCTCTTCAATTTCTTGTTTCAATCTCTGGACTTCAGCAAGAAGTTCAGCGGCTAGTGTCACGGCTTGTTGTTCTAGGCTCATTGCGCGCCCTCCTTCATCTCTGATTCTACTTCTTCCATGGCTGTGTCATAGCCAGACTGCCAAGCTTTCGCGTATGTATCAAAATCCGTAATTTTATGGTTAAAAGAATAAAACAAATTGCAAGCTGTATTTTTAATTTTCATTCCTTTTGTTGCCTCTTCTATTTCCATAGGAGCCAAAAAACCTGATTGATTTAAGCATTCAAGAAAACCAAATTTATTCAGTTTAATTATATCTCCTTTCTCAAAAGTTCCATCATCGCTTCCATGCGTTACAAGGTAACGTTTGTTTACTTCTAATTCTATTTTCATTTAATACTCAATCTAAGTGCTACTGCTCCTGAAATCAACGCGACTCCCAAGGCAACATCGCCAGTTAGGCAATCCGCGTTTGAATAAGCAACATCTATTGCTATGAGTGCGATTACAAGACACAAAAGCCACCAACGGGGTTCTTCTTTTTGCTCTGGCAGAACGTAAGGTTTTTTCTCTGGAAGAAACATGTTATTTGGAGGTGATTTTTCCGCCGTCAATAATCAGGTCATCTTTAATAATCGCCATTCCTGAGATTTCCGCCGCCCCCCTAACAATGGCGTCCCCGCACAACATGGCGCTATCGCATACTGTGCCATATTCAAGAAGTGCTTGATCTTCAACCCGTCCGTTTCCCCAGACCATTCCTTGCTCCTGAACCCATGCGGTTCCTTTATGGCTAAGATTGTATTCAGATTCAACATAGCCCCCAAGTTCTCCTTTTTTCACATCGCCAAAATCGCACAATGCACGGATTTCTTTTAATGTTGCGTTTGGAGTCACAAATGTCTCTCCAGTAAATTCGTATTTTTTCATTTCCATTCTCCTTCAACTTCAGTTTTCACAGTAGGTTTCGCTAAGGTTTTAAGTTCATATTTACGGACAGGCGCGGCCCCAAGCTTCTCTTTCATTTCGTCCTTTGCGGCAGCTATCTGTCCGATGTGAGAGTCCATAAAGCTGGCTTTGCTGGCTTTCGCTTCATTGTAAATCCTAGTATATTTAGACTGAAGCTCCTCTAGTGTGGTTGACGCCTGAATTTCGTCAACAGCTATCTGTCCGATGTGAAAGTCCATAAAGCTGGCTTTGCTGGCTTTCGCTTCATTGTAAATCCTAGTATATTTAGACTGAAGCTCCTCTAGTGTGGTTGACGCCTGAATTTCGTCAATAGCGTCTGCTAGCGAGAAATGCTTTGGTTGAAACTCTTGGGCAGGCTTCGCAGCAGGCATCGCCGCATTAGCGTCGTCATCATCCTGCACGACGCCCACAGCGGCGGCTAGAGCGTAGCGGCGCGCATACGACAACGCAGAACCTAACCCTTGAGGATCTTGCTTCCCGATAGGGATTGCCCACGTCGATTCGATCCACTCGCCAGAAACGTGCAGCACTCGTGTCGTGAGTGTGGTTTTCTCCGCCTCGTTGGTGCCGACAAGCTGCAACACGCTCAAGCCGTTGTCGGTTAGCGGTGCTCGGATTGCGTCCCACACGCTGGTTAGATCCGCATACTTGGAATTGAAATGCGGGTTCCTTGAGTCCTTCAAAGCTGGCTTCATGGCCGCTTGTGCCTTGGTTAATGCTTCTGCGATTTTAGTGATACTTTCTGATGTTTTCATATTTGATTTTAGTTTGCCCACGCTGGAAGTGACAAGCTCGCCATTGCAGGTAGCCCTGGCCACTCGTTCATTTTCGTGCATCGGATGTAGTCTGCGAGGTCTCTTCTATACTCATCTACTCCTCTTGCAAGAAAAAAATTGTCTGACAAAAAAACTTGGCAAAGAAAGGGTGGCTCTGTCTCAACGACAACAAATTGAAACGACGCTGGATCAAACCCGTTTGATCGTAGTCCAGACATGTAAAATGCCGCTTGGACATGGTAGCGAAAATTAAAAGCTTCCTTGGCAAAATTACGGATGTTTGACGTTGTTTTTAAATCCACGATGGAATGCTTGCGCACAAGGTCCGGCCTTGCGCGGCACTTTGCGCCATCTTCTTCCCAATACACCGACGGCTCAATTAAATCTGCTTCGAGGAAAAGCTTCCTAGCCACTTCGTTGTTCAAGACGGATGGGCGCATTTGCTTCAGCGCTTCGTGCTCGTCATAAGACACAGTTCTGAACCCTCCCTGCTTCGTCTCTTCAACCCACGCCTTTCCCTCCTTGGTGCGTTTGTCTAGCCCCTCTGGCTCAATGACGTATTCATTCAGAAATTTATTGTATTCCAAAACATAGGTATGAACGATTTCCCCCCAGCGCATGGCTGGAGTTTGCTTTTTTTGTGCTGTTAAACTGTGTTTATACACCAGCGGCGCTTTGTGAATCAGGTCCAAGCCGTGCTTGGAAATTGTCGTTGTGTCCGCGTGGTATAGTTTAGATGGATGGTTTTCTTTAATCACGGAAAAGAGCTTGCATTTGTGCGAACGAGTATGCAAGGCTTTTTTGCATGAAATTGCATGACGAATTATTGGAGCGGTGCGAGCGGCATCGCAAGCGCCTGAAGTTGAGCCGGAAACTCCTGCTTGAGTTGGCAGGCGTGGAACAAAGCACTTACTACCGTTGGGTGAACAAACAAACATCACCAGTTGTGGCGCAGGTTCAGCGAATCCTTGATGTCCATGTTTAGCCTGAATTTCCGGTTGCCGGGGTGTGTGATTGACGAAATCGAAAACGGCGAAAGATGGAGGCGTTTGGAAACTGTTTTTATTGTCATTAAATTTGATGCGCCCCGCGTGTATGGTGAGCCTGTGTTTTACAAATGGCATTACGACGGCAGACCCCGATGGAATTTGAGTCTAGGGTCAATTCGGCTTCAATGGGGGTTTGCTTTTGAAGATTTTTACTCCGAAAACAATGTTTAGCCTTCGACCATACCAGCAAGAAGCTGTTGAAGCTCTTCGCCAGTCGTTCCGTGGCGGGAAAAAAGCCCCGCTACTTGTTGCCCCCACTGGCGCAGGGAAAACGGTCATTTTTTCGTATGTTACACAAAATGCAGCATCGAAGGGTAACCGCGTGCTTTTGCTTGTCCATCGTGCCGAGTTGCTTGCTCAAACTCACGCGGCTTTGGACGGGATGGGAGTCCCGCACGGGATCATCGCAGCAGGCAGGACGCCTGACCCGGCGCATCTGGTGCAGCTTGCTAGTGTGCAAACAGTCGTTAGACGCTTGGAAAAGCTGCTTCCCGTGGATCTGATTGTGATCGACGAAGCGCATCATGCCGCAGCGGGAAGCTGGAAAAAAGTCATTGAGCTATTCCCTAACGCGAAGATCATCGGGGTGACGGCAACGCCGCAACGATTGGACGGAAAAGGACTTGGTGACATTTTTGATGACATCGTTTTCGGCCCTGATGTGCAGACACTAATTGACTCTGACTTCCTTTGCCGCCCGGTTTATTACGCCCCGTCACAAGTTGACCTCACGAGCGTAAAAACACGCATGGGTGATTTTGACCAACGTCAGTTAGAACAGGCGTTAAACACTCCGGTAATTACTGGATGCGCAGTGAGTCATTACAAGAAACTGAGCGACGGCTTGCCCGCAGTTGTGTTTTGTGCGTCTGTGCGGCACGCTACGGACGTTGCGGCGCAGTTTTGCTCGGCAGGTTATAGGTTCGAGGTTTTGGACGGGACACTAGCTCCAGAGATTCGCAAGCAGAGGGTTGCGGACTTGGCAAGTGGGAAGATACACGGTTTAACATCGTGCGACATCATTAGCGAGGGGTTTGATTTGCCAGTTGTGACGACGGCGATTTTGCTTCGTGCAACGCAGAGCCTGGGGTTACATCTTCAGCAGGTTGGGCGCGTGCTGCGAACCCACAAAGACAAAAGCAGGGCGATCATCCTTGACCACGTAGGAAACTGTATGCGGCATGGATTGGCGGAGGAGCCTCGGGAATGGAGCCTTGAGGGTGCTTCCAAGAAGAGTAAGAAGGCCTCAGGTGGCGAGCGAAACAAGCAGTGTCCGCAGTGTTATTGCGTGCACGCCGTGCTTCCTGAATGCCCCCAGTGCGGGCATGTTTACGCGCCTAAACCCCGGGAAATTGAACATGTTGACGGGGAGCTTGTAGAGTTACAGGCGCGCCGCGAACACAAGAAGGAACAAGGAAAAGCGCAAACTCTTCAGGATCTAATTGACCTTGCGAAGTTGCGCGGGTATCGAAACCCCTACGCATGGGCGGGACACGTTTTGAGAGGCAGACAAAAATGAACGAAAAAGATCTACAAACACAAATTCACAGGTTTCTTGGGGGACAGAAAAACATTCGGCTTTTCAGGAATCAAGTCGGCACTTACAAGCTCCAAGACGGGCGCGTCGTGTCCTCTGGACTCGCCAAAGGAAGCGCAGATTTGATTGGGTGGAAAACCGTAGAAATTACGCCCGACATGGTTGGGAAGAAGCTGGCCGTGTTTACGAGCGTGGAAATTAAGACGCCTACAGGGCGGGTTTCTCCTGAGCAAAGCAACTGGCTAAAGCAAGTGAGTGACGGAGGAGGTATCTCACTGATTGCCCGCAGCGTTGAAGAAGCGAAGCAAATTGTATGAACAACGAAGAAATTAAATTACTGCCGTGTCCTTTTTGTGGTGCAAATGCGACTATAATTGCGCGGGGTATTGATATGATTCATTATGGTGTTGTATGCACAAAATGCCCTGCTGAATTATTAGGATATATTAAAAATAAATTGGTTAAAACTTGGAACACTCGCGTTAAAAACTCATGACCGAAGAAGAAATTAAATTACTGCCGTGTCCTTTTTGTGATTTAGATGTGTTGTATTTTTGGCGTGACGCATACCATGTAATAAATTGCGCTTATTGCGATTTAAGAATGGATGGCTCTGATAAAGATTCATTACATTTTAAATGGAATCGAAGAGTTAAGTTAATTAAAAACACATGATAGATTTTAAATCAATTAACGCGACTGCCTTGCAATTTGCGGAGGCAATTCTTGTCGCTATGTTTCCCCTTGGTAAGCGGCGCGGTCCTGAGTTTGTTGTGGGGTCGCTAAATGGCGAAGCCGGGAAGAGCCTTTCGATTAACATTCATACAGGGAAATGGGCAGATTTTGCCGCAGGCCAGCAGGGCGGGGATCTTACGTCACTTCTAGCAGCTAAGGATGGGATTACCCAGCTAGACGCCGCAAGGAAATTAGCCGCAATGATGGATTCGCCAATCATGGAGCCACTTGAAAAAGACGATGATGGATTCACGCCCACTTCTGTTTTGCCAGAGTTTGCTGAGACGGTCCCGGCTCACCCTAAGCACGGCTTGGCGACATCCGCGCATACATATCACGGCCCGAAAGGCGAGATCCTTGGATACATCCTTAGGTTTGAAAAAAATGGGAAGAAAACGTTTGCCCCATACACCCCTTGGTTGAACGAAGATTTAGAAGTTGTTTGGCGCTGGAAGAGTTTTGCCAAGCCTCGCCCGTTGTATGGACTCGATAAACTAGCTCAAAATCCCGCAGCGCGGGTCTTGATTGTTGAAGGAGAGAAATGCGTTGGGGCGTTACAACAAATGTTTTTGCAGGTTGTGGTGATTTCGTGGCCGGGTGGTGCGTCTGGGTTTCGCTCCGTGAACTGGCTACCGCTGGCAGAACGTGACGTGGTAATATGGCCAGACAACGATGAGCCCGGGAAGAAGGCCGCTGAAGGCATCGCAGACATCCTCAGTAATTCTGCGAGCAAAGTGCAGGTTATTAAATGGCATGGCGACTACCCTGAAGGTCATGACGGGTGGGATATTTTCCAACAAGGGCCAGGGGCAGTGCGGGAGTTTTTGAAGCGCGGTTTAGAGCCTGAGCCTGAACCTGAGCCGGAATCCGCCGTCATTCAAGAATCGGAGCCGATGCAGGAGGCGCGTTCGCAGTTTCGTATTCTTGGATACGATAAGGGGTCATATTTTTACCTTCCAAACGGGTCCGCGCAGATTGTCAGTCTTGGTGCCAACGAACACAGAGAGCTTCAGCTTCTTCAGCTTGCTCCTGCTAACTGGTGGGAAGGTATGTTTGCAGGTGAAAACGGCGCAAACTGGAAGGCCGCAGCAAACTCGTTGATTCAGCAGGCGCATAGGACGGGTGTTTTTTCGCCTCGCTCAATTCGCGGGCGCGGCGCGTGGATCGACGAAAACCGAGTTGTGTATCACTTAGGCGACAAGCTCCTTGTGGATGGTCAGCTTCTGCACGTCCATGAATTTGAGACTAGCTTTGTGTATGAGCTTTCGCATCGAACACCGTGCCCCACTAATGACCCCGCGTCAAATGCCGAGGCCGCAAAGTTGATTGAGCTATGCGATTTGATGGCATGGAAGAACAAGTTGAACGCCAAACTGTTTTCAGGCTGGCTTGTCTTGGCTCCTATCGCTGGCGTTCTTGGCTGGCGTCCCCATATTTGGCTCAACGGTCCAAGCGGCTCCGGCAAGAGTTGGATTTTGTTTAACGTCTTGTTGCCCATGTTGGGGCGTGGAGTGATTAACGTGCAGTCAGCGACTACTGAGGCGGGAATCAGGCAGATTCTTGGGAGTGATTCGTTGCCTGTGATCTTAGATGAAGCGGAGACTGAGGATAAAGTGGGGCAAATGCGCATCCAAAAAATCCTTGAGCTTGCCCGTGGGTGCTCTTCAGAGACAGGCGCTTCCATCGTTAAAGGTACTGCATCGGGGAACGCTATGGAATTTATGCTCAGGACGTGTTTTTGTTTTTCGTCCATCGGTGTGGCGGCAGTCATGCGGAGTGACGTGTCGCGCATAACGCCGCTTGAGTTGTTCAAACGAAATGACACAGCGAGTTTTGACAGACTCAAGGAGCTTCGCAATGTCACTACAGGGAATCCTGATTGGTGCGACTCTCTTAGGGCGCGTGCTCTAGCAAACGCTGTGACGATACGGGATAACGCGATGGTGTTTGCTTCCGCGGTAGCTGCATTTCTTGGGGATCAGCGCAGCGGTGACCAGTTAGGCACGTTACTGGCAGGTGCGTTTTCTCTTACGTCCACAAAAAAAGTAACGCCTGAGTTTGCCGCGCAGTGGGTATCGCAACAGGACTGGACAACGTGGGAGACAACCGATATTGATCGCGACGAACACAAGGCGCTTTCGACTTTGCTTGACTACCTAATCAAAGTGGATGGTGATCTTAACGAAACTCTTAGCGTTGGCGAATTGCTCGATGGAGCGTTTGCTGGCAATGAAAAATTTAACCAAACCCTAATACGCAATGGCATCAAACCAACCGACTCATATGTTGCAGTTTCAAATTCCCATTCAAGTGTTGCTAGAATTTTTGCTAACACGCCATGGGCAGGAAAATGGAAAGATCAATTCCTTCGCGTTCCCGGAGCATCCGCAGGGAGGGAAAGATTTTACGGGGCACAACAACGGGTTTGCTGCATCCCCAACGAAGCTTTCCAAGCGTGACTTTGAGGACAACGCAGATGATGTTTTGCAAACGCTCGTTGATCTATTTGTTGAGCACGGAATGAAAGACTATTCCGCAGTTTATGATTTTCATGAAGGCCCGCTAGACGGGCAGGAGATTCAGATAACGATTAAACGCAAGTAACAAAAAACCCCGGGTTTCCCCGGGGTTTTCTTTTAGGTAGTTGTGCTAATTAGTGGTTACACAGTTTCATAATAAGTTTCTCCATCGTAATAGCCGTTACTGATGTTAAGATGCCTAATCAAAGCGAGACCTCGATTTGTTTTTAAAACTATATTCCAGATACTAAGCTTATCAATCTCATCTTCTTTATTTATTGCAATTCCTTTTGCTCTGCATTTGCTTAAAGCGACTTCCTCTGAATCAGCGGTTGTTTCCGATAAGCGACCGTCATCATATCCCGAGCCTTCAATAATATCTTCTAAAATAGCTCCTTTAAGCTCATCCGGCATTACAATTTCGTAAAACATCGAGAGTGAGCAACAATTTCCTTCAACGCTTAATTTTAATTTAGTTCCGTCTCCAAATTTAATCAGAACCGCATCGTCAAAATTGAAGCTTGGACTAATCTCAGTGATTGATTCAAGGGTTTTCCCGATGAATTGTTTTTTTTGTGGTTTCTAGATGGTAATACATAATTTTGTTTTTTACTCCGCATAACACTGAATAGCAATGCCTTCCCATTCTCCATCGCTAGACACGCTGTGTAGTATGGAATCATCAAACACGACGAAATCGTATTGACCTATATGTGCATATTCATGTCCTACTTGTAAATAAATAGGGTGTTGAGTTTTCTTCTTAGTCACCCAGAACATAGACCTAACTACCTTGGCTTCAATAAGAACTGGGTCTATATGCGGGCTAACTGATTTCCCTCGCAAATACGACGTTGTTCTGTAGTCATACACTAATGGAAAAACAAGAGGCGGTAGATCCTTGAACGCATCTATCTCTTCTTGCGTCTTACGGAAGTGAGACATGAAATTATTTGTCGCTCTTTGGCTAATTAGGCGCTTTAATTCTTTAGTCGGTTTTAATTTGCTTTTGTAAATCATAAACTAATCCGTGCTATATTCTCTTATCATAGTTAATAGTTCAACGCAGGCATCGTAAGTAAGCCATTTATCATAACCCTCGGGGTCAATAAATGCAGCTTCATCAACAATCCCATAATGAGCTAGCAAGTCTGTAAATGCTTTTATTGTAAGTCTTGGTTTTTCATTCATAAACTAATTGCTACGTATTCTTCTGGGCTTTCCTCAGCTACAACCCATTTAGCTGTCATAACATCAGAGTGCTTATATTTATTTAGCCAGTTAAGACAAAACTCCTCTAGGGCCTCATCAACTACTTTACTGTAATCCATTTTTGGCAACTTATCAGTGATTGCAGCCCCGGAAACCCCTTGGTATTGCGCCAGTGCCCAGACTTGGTGCTCTTTTTGGTAGAGGTTTATTTTAACAACAAACCCCCCATAATGTTTGATATTCATAGCCAGTCTCCTCTCAATTCTTCTGTTAATTTGTATTTCATATTTACGTCTTACAGTTTGCATTTTCAAAATCAAAATTCAAATTCAAATTTGAAATTCTAAAATGGTTTTGTGGAATTTTCCGAGAACCTGCCTAGCTGGTTGCGCCCAGCATCGTTGCCCGAGCAATGCTACATTGCGCCAAAATAGATTCACTGAATGCGCGATTGCGCGAATCTACTCTCAATGAGTAGGAATTTGAGCCGTGCTACGCTCACGAAATAGGAATTAGTTTTTTAGGTGTTCAATCGTGCATAAGTGTTCACTTGAACATATTTTGCCCTGGCAACGCTAACACGCGGCAAAAGCTCGCAACAAGAGGGCTGCGTGAATCGCCCACACGAAAGCGGGGCCGTAGCGGTTAGTGATCCGGAGTTGCTCTGGGGATGCGTGAAATGTGCGCACAAAGAAAAACCCAGCCCCCTTGTGTGAGAGGGCAGGGCGTTGTGTTTTAATTGCTTGGACCCCAAAAATAGCAGGGCACGCAATCGGGGTGCGAGAATGGCCTTAAGTTGTGCTTTTGCGCGATTTCTTGAGCGGCTGGACCGTCCATGTATACACAATAACCTAAATCCCCCCAGGCAAATGAGATTTCTAGGCGCGCGCTTGTATCAAGCCGCTTTTCGTCCATCGCTTTTCTTATGTCCCTTGATAGCTCTTTAATTTGTTGCGGCGTCATATTGTATTAAAAAAAAGCTCCCTCCCTAGCTAGGCCAGAGAGGGAGCGGGTTAGGTCTGGGTTAATAAACGCGAATTTCTAGGAACGGCACGCACGAACATTCAAAATACATAATACCTTCTCCCGGATTATCCCAACTAATATCTTTAACGCGAGCGCGCGGCATATAATTGCCCTTAAACGCATTCCAACGCCCTTGCGCTGCTTCTAAGGCGCCGTCAATATCGGAGTCTTTAGTAAGGAAAAATGAACTATTGTAATCGAAGCCATCCTTAGCGTTGCCCCGAAGCTCAAATGCTACAACGCCAAAACGCTTGCCTTTGTAGGGTGACAACGCTTCTTTAATCAGTTTTTTAAGTGTCATTTTTAATATTTGTCGACAAACATTTTTTGTTCAATCCTGCCAACGTAGTACGTCCCTGCGTTGCTATATTGGCAGCAATATACGCGCCGCCATCGGTTATTTACGCGGACTACGTAGCGCGTGGGAATCCGTCTGCCATATCCGGATCGCGTATAAGACAAGCCTGATTCCTGCCATGGCAAGGGCGATTCTTTGCCTTCTACTTCAACCCCGTTGAGTTTATAAATAGGTTTCATTTTTCAAGCTCTTCTACAAGCAATGCGTCATAAGCTTTTAGAATTGCTGCAATTGCTTTGTCTAGGTTGCAAATTCCTGACTCTCTAATATCCCCTTTCGTTCCTAAATAGTGCAAATAGGCTAACGCTTCTTCTAAGTTTTTGATTGGTGTTTTCATGTTTAGAAATGTTCAACTATAACGCCGCCCTCAAATTCAATCACTGTCGTTCTGTCTCGTAGCCATTCCAGAGCAAATTGGTTGTTTTCCCCCTCTGGCTCAGGGGTTGAACTCCAGCCGTGAGCCGTTGCGGCCTCTATTGCGCTGCCATACTCCGAAAACTGGCAACGGATTTTAACACGGTTAAATTCCATGGGCGGCACGCCCTCACACTCTAATTCGTTAAAATAAAAAAATATGGCCATTGCGGCATCTCGGGAGAAATGCTCCGCCATGCGGTCTGCGAATTGGTGACAATCCAGCTTAATATACATAATATTCCCTTTTATTGTTTTGTATTTGTGAAGCTTGCAAGCTTCTATCTATCCCCCGTTAAGAGGGACAGAAAGAAACCGGCTTGCTAGTTCATAACCCCCCTAGCCTCCCTCGCGCATAGTGTTTCCCACGTATCGTGTGCGCATAGCAATTGTTCACCGAATAAAAGCCCCAATCTATTTTCATCCTCAATAGTTAATCCATTGAAATACCTCGTTCTACCATTATCAAGCCTCTCTGCTGATACAAAAAACCGCTCTCCGCAGTTTTTAACTATAATGAACATCCACGGCTCACCGTCCGGGCGGTTCAAGGCTATTCCGTTTTTTCGTTTCTCGTAAATTCCGTCAAGAGTTTGCCCCCCAACGGGCTGAAATAAACTGTCAATCAATTCGGATTTTGTTCCAAATACAAGATTTCCAATTTCTAACATATGTTTTGCTAGTTAAACGCCATTAAAACGGATTCCACGTCCTTGAAACTATAAAGCAAAATATCGGATGAATCCTTGCCATTTGACCGTGCAACGGGAAGCGCCCCGCGCTCTGATATGTAAGCGATCGCGCTCTCTTCTTTGTAGGATCTTTTCATCGGAATGATCTTCTTTTTAGTCCATATAGGGAGCTCTAATTTGACTCTGATACAGCGGTGATTTGTCGCTGGCAATACAGAGACAATGACTGCAATTAGGTTTTCTGGTATTGTGTTCATATTCCCAAGGCTTTAATAATTTTCTTCAAAGCGGAATCTATGTGCGTATCATTCAAATTTTCTGCCTTGTAAAGCTGATCGCATAGCCAATCCAAAGGGACGCACGCACGCAACATATCCCAACGTATACGCTTCTCTAAATCCCCCTTGTAAGCGGGTGCGTTGAGAAAATCTCTGTGCGATTGTATTTCTTGCGACTTGGTTTCTTTAAGCTTCATAAAGCAAACCTTAAGCTTTTCGTAACTTTCTTTACTAATCTTCATATTCTGTTTTTTAAAGTTCGATCATATATCGGGTTGATTTCAGTCTTTGTATTAAGAGCATGATTCTCTCAGCGTCATGGCTATTAATAATCCCGAAACGCTTCCTCTAGTTCTGCGATTTCATCGGGTGAAAATAGTTTTTGCAGCTTCTCCCCGTTCACTTTACACGTTCCCCATATTTTGTGTGCCCTCCTAGAATCCTCATCATATCCAAATGAGGAGCAAAAATCCTCAAAAGTCTCGCGCGCGTCTTGACAATCCATCAAAAGTGAGAAAATAACGTCGCTCAACTTTGGTGGAGTCGGCACCCCGTTTTTGACGTGTCCCGTCCCGTGAAAATCTAAACGCACGGATTTCGTCCCGCGTGCAATAGTCACTCTCCAAAGGTAATTTTTCCAGCCGTACTCGTTGACTCTCAGGCCAATAAGGCGCGGAGTGAATTTAAGGGGTTCCAGTAGTTTAGTTTGTGTGGTCATATTCTGTTTTTTATTAGTTTCAAAATCCTTTGTGCATTCCTCTCCGAGCACTCAACGTGCATTGTTTCAACGGTCGTTTCGCCGGTGCGATAATTATCATGGGGGTAGTGCTCAACTCTGAGGCCGGTGAAAGTCTCTTCAGCGTGCTGAATGCCTTTGCATTTTATTTCAGAGAGTAAATCTCGAAGCGTTGTCAGCTCCATTTGATGGATAAACCCCGAGTCGATCGACTCGCCGGTATCAATTGACTTCTCGCTGAGGATTTCAAACGTCACAGAGCGTTTCATTCTAATGTTTTTCAATCCAAAGTCCCACCTCCTCGCGCGCCCGCTCTAAATTCTGGAGTCTGCGCAACTCAGGATCATTCGCCGACACATGCTCCCGAAATCCCCTCCCCCGATATAGTGCGCCCTCGCTCGCCCATTTGTCCCGCTCCGAGCGGGAGGAAAAATAATAGTAATCAGCGCAACGTGTTCCGGTGTTGGCGTGGACCGCATTTAGACGCCATTGCATGGCGTAGTGTTTTTTGTTCATGCGCACAATATGTAATGCATTTCGCATAGATGCAAGCTCTTTTTTGTGTTTTTTGCTCAACACGTTAATTGATACTGAGACTCAGTCTCAATAAGGCGCAGAGTGAGGCGGATTTGACAAAAACGATTATCTAAACAGCGTTCAAATTAAATCTGAACGGCGTTCAAATGCGTCGCACCTTAGGCATTCACGCTCAATTGTATTTTCCCCGCACTTTTCGCGCTTTTTTATACAAAACCACACGCCGAGCGCGGTTTGCTGGCATTTGTTTAAACACTCGATTGTGTAACACTCGCTTGTGTAACACTCGCTTGTGTAGCACTCGTTTGTGTAACAGACGTTTCTTGCGCGTTTGTGTAACACTCTCGGCGCGCGCGTGCCGCCCGATTTGCGCCAGTGTTGTGCCGCTCGATAGCCTATCCTATAGCCTCGCATTATTTATCCGTTAGCCTGCTTGATAGCCCGCTAGATAAGCGTTTCCGCATAGGTTTTTATGCCATGCAATAGCCGGTTTGATAGCCGGTTTCTATGCGACTCAATAGCCGCATGGATAAGCGCGCTATAAGCGAATTTGTATTATGCGTCATAAGACCGGGGGGAGGGGGTCCGAAGAGAGCGTTGGCGCAAAGAAACGACGCATCCACACCCCTGAAATTTTTTTCTCCAAAGGGCCTTTGTCACAGGTGACGCCCTTGTGACACCCACTTTGTCACAGGTTAAACCCCACAAAATCAGGCACTTACGACGCAAAAAACCGTCTGTGACAGGATTTTTCGAATCATAGACATATATTGACCCATTTACAGCACCCCACCCCCTATACCACCCCCCTTTTGATTGACTCTCTTATATGTATATTATTATTTCTTGTCACAAGTAGTAGTAGTAGTAGTAAAGCGTTGAAAATGAAGGGTTTAGGGCGTGACAAAATTTGTGACAAGCCCTGTCACACTGTCACAAACCGCTGTCACGGGGCAGG